CGGTGGCGATTTTGCGGATGGCGGGGGGTCATGTCGAGTTTGCCGACGAGTGGCAGACGGTGATCCGGGCGCCCAGGAAGGGCAACGGCCATGGGGGGATTATCCGATGAGGGCGGGCGAGGGCCGGCTGATCTGGCAGTTATTTTTGATGGTGCGGGAGGTACTGCCGCCGACGGTGGACAATGTGGCGCGGATGAACGATTGGGCGCAGCATTTTCATGAGTTGGAGGCCGACGATGTGCCATTACCGTCGCCACAGCCAGCACCGCCGCCGGCGCCGCGAGTTGAGCCGGAGAACGACGACGAGGACGACGAACCACGACGGAAACCGAAACCCAAGAAACGGGGCAAGCGATGAACGAATTGATGTGGGAATTATTTGAGATGGTGCGGGACTGCATGCCGCCGACGGCGCAGAATGTCGAGCGCTGGGCGGAGTGGGCGAAGCGCTACCGCGAGCATAATCCGGTGAGCTCCGAACCGCCGCCGCAAGTGGAGGCGGACGAGCCGAAGGCGGAATGAATGATTACGATGGGGAAATGGCGGGTTGATTTGCCGGATTATTTCGTGGCGCGCTATTTCGACGAGCTCGTGGCGTGGGCCAGGCAGATCCCGCAGGGCGTATTCAAGCCGACCCGGCTGATTATGTTCAACGAGGGCGCCTTTGCCGACGACAGCCCGGATCCCGAGCAGGGCAAGGAACTGCTCGGCGCCTGGTTGCTGGCCAAGATCGGGCAGCGCCATATCGAGTGCGGCCCGTATCGGGACAAGGATCGCGACGCGATCAACAAGCACTGCGCCAAGATGCAGCGGCATCGGGTGGGCCCGCGCGATCGCCTGGTTGAGCCCGAGCGGCCGGGCATTCCGACCATCCCGTTTGGCAGGCTGCAATGATTGCGATGGTCTGCGCGGTGGTGTTTTCGGTCGGCATTATCAGGGACGTGCCGCACGACAAGATCACGGAAGTTTCGCTGCAGGCGCAAGGTCGGCAATGGTATCGCGCGCCGTATGTGATCTTTCCGTGCCTGATGACCGACATGGAGGCGTATCGGTTTTACAGCGAGCATGATCCGCAGATCCACGGCGACTATGATCCGATCCGGGGTTGCCCGTGCGGGGAGATAGAGCGATGAGCATCATCATGGTTCTGGTCTGGATTGCCTATCTGATCCTTGGCGTGCTGACAGAGGCCGGCCTGATATAGGAGACCGTCATGCCGAAATTTCTCGAGAAGGAATTGCGCAGCGAGGCGGCGAAGAAGGGCTTTTCCGGCAAGCGGGCGGATCGCTATGTCTATGGCGCGATGAACAACATGGGCGCAATGCGGGGTTCGAAGGAGACCGCCAAGGGCGTGCGGATGGAGCAGAAGCACAAGCAAGACATGCGGCACGGCGAGGAACACAGCGGGCGCAAGTCCAATCCGCCGACATCAACCCCGGCGCATTTTAGCGGCCATCCGAGCCTGAGCGCGCAGCATCATGGCAAGGGGCGCTGGTAGCTCAAGGGATCCCCCACCACAGATAGGCGCCGGCAAGAATGCCGATCAGGGCCAGCAGCGCCACCAGCACCAGCAAGATTTCGTCGTCGTTGAGAGGCCCGCACATCGATGCCCACCGAATTTGATTTCCAAGCCGGCACCAAGGTCGCGGAATTCATCGCCTCGAACAATCAGGTCGATTACATCCAGGGCCCGCTCGGCTCGGGCAAGACGGTGGCGCTGTTATTGAGAGGTATGCGGCATGCCCAGGAACAAAAACCGTCCCCTATTGATAATATCCGGTACACGCGATGGGGGATCGTTCGAAATACGCTGCCCGATCTCAAACGATCAACGGTCAAAACTTGGCTCGAACTTTTTCCAGAGCACATCTACGGCCGCTTCAATGCGGCTCCCGGTTTTATGCAGCATCTCATTAAGTACAACGACATCGTTGCGGAATTCCATTTCATGTCGCTCGACAAGATCGAGGACGTGAGAAAACTGCGCTCGACCGAGTTCACCGGGATCCTGTTCAACGAATTGCCGTTCATGCCGAAGGAATTGTTCGACGAGGCGCATTCGCGGCTGCGCTTTCCCCCCGAACGGCATGGCGGGCCGACCTGGTGCGGGATTTTGGCCGACGGCAACGCGCCGGACGAGGATCATTGGCTCGCCATGATGACCGGACAAGTGGATTTGCCGCCGGGCTTGATGGCGGACGAGATCTCGCAATATCACTGGCCCAAGGCGTGGGGCCGCTTCATGCAGCCGCCGGCGGTGGTGGACGAGTTTAACGCGCGCGGCGAGCATACGGGCTACACGGTCAATCCCGAGGCCGAGAATCTGCGCAATTTGCGCGCCGGCTATTACGAGCAGCAACTATTCGGCAAATCCCGCGCCTGGATCGAAAGCCGCTTGATGAACCGGGTCGCGCTGGTGGTGGAGGGGCAGGCGGTGTGGCCGATGTTCCGCCGCGAGTTTCATGTCGCCAAAGAGCCGTTACGGCCGGTCGAAAACAACGACGTTATCGTCGCGCTGGATTTTGGCCGGGTGTTTCCAGCCGCTTTGTTCGCACAGGAGGTCAATCAGCGCATCTTTGTCCAATATGAAATGCTCGGATTTAACGAACCGGCCACCATGTTCGCTCCGAAAGTGCAGCGTTTTCTCACGCAGCATTATCCAGACATGAATGTGCGTTTTGTCGGCGACCCCAAAGGCTCCGACAAGGGGCAGGCTACCGAGCAGAGTTCGTATGACGTGTTCCGCAGTCATGGCATGCCTGTGGCGCCGGCCCCGGTCAAGCAGAACGACATTGCCACCCGCACCGAGGCGGTGGCCTATATCCTGAACGACAATCCGCGCGGGCACAATCGCCTGGTGATTTCGCCGTTGTGCCGGACGCTGATTGTCGGCATGGCCGGCCGCTATCATCTGGTGCGCGAGGAAGATGGCGAGCTACGGCCGAAAAAGGACAAGTATTCGAACCTGTGCGACGCGCTGCAATATCTCTGCCTGGGCTTGGGCGAGGGCCGCCGCATGGTGGGCTTGAGGCCGATCGGCCAGGTCACGCCGGCGCGGATCCGAGCGGGCCACAAGACCATGAGGCGCATCAGTGCCTAGACTTCCTTTGGTGGCAATGCCAGCACCGCGCAGAGGTTCAAATACCGATCATGTGAAAGCTCGTTGCGGTGGACCAATCGAGAAAGTTCGAAATTGAGCGCGTCACGATCGTCGGCGTTGTCTTTCTCATAAAACTTGATTGTCACGATGACGCCGCGTGGACCGTATTCTGTAACGAACGGCCGGTTCAGCGCGAGCATATAGCTGCGCTGAACCGGCAAATGCTTGCGGGCATTGTCACGATTGGTCGCGGTATTCGAGCCGTAGACCAGCTTGGCCAGATCGGCCAACGTGAATTTTTTACTCCTGGCTTCCTCCAAGACTTCTGCAATTCTTTTTTTGTCCCAACGGCCGGCCAAGGTTTTCGCCTTTCCGTCACCGCGCCATTGCCGCAATCGCGGGCGCCGAACATCAGGTAAGCTTTGCTCGCTCATTTTTCCTCCTGTCAAATACAGTGTTTGAGTTTGTCGCGCACGCGAGCAAGGCGCTGAAATGCGCTCTTGTCGCCGCGCATTTTGTCGGGATGTAGTTCCTTGGCGAGAACCTTGTAGCCGATGTCGATCAATCGGCTGGCAAGTTTGCGTTCGGCTTCTCGTTCTTCTGCACGCGACAACGCATCTTCTTGTGCGAGCCGAAAGGCTTCCTTGCGGGCGCGTTCCGCGACTTCATCAACCGGACGCGTCCATGAACGGCCAACACGACCAATATTGTGGATTGGATTACGCCCTAGCCCACCTTCTTTTTTCGGAGCGTATCTGAAATCCTGTATGTTTTTGAAAGGCTTGTGAGGTACGGCGATCGCGTACCCGGTCCAAGTCATTATTTGTGTTCGGCTTTTCACAAATTTCTTCTGCGCCCACTCATAAAAGCCAGCCGTGTTACCGTCGAAATGTCCTTCCTTGGCTTCAACGAGTAGTGGAGCGGCCCTGCGGTAATGAATCTCTCCCGCTTCGCTGGCGGCACGATCTCCGGCTTCAATGTGTTCCCTGATTTCTTGTTCTATGATCCGTAATGGACGAACAAGATTAGTTTGTGCTGTCTCAGCCACTGTTCCCTCGCTATGTTTTGAAAGCGCGACAGGCAATCACGATAAATAAGCGGTGTCAAGATGAATACGTTCGAGCTCCCGCCGGCAATCGAGCCGGATTACTGGAATGTGGTCTTTCTACCGAGCCGATCGAGACTTGAGCGGATCCTGCTCGGCCGCTTTCGCCACGTCTCGGCGTTCACCTACATTCCCGGCTTTCGCGCCTGGCTGATCTTCGACGTGCAATGGGGCGGCATGCGGCTGGTGCTGTTTTCCCACGAAATGGCCAAGGACATTTTTATCGAGCTCACCAGGGATTGCGAGATCGTGCGGTTTGCCCGGCAACACAAACCGAAGATGTTCGCCGGCCGGCTCGGGTTTTATTGCGTCTCGGCGATCAAGTGCTTGCTCGGCTTGTCGTGCGTTGCCCTCCTGCCCGACGGGCTTTATCGCCATCTGGTCGAGCATGGAGGCGTGATCCTTGGTCAAAGTGTCAGCACCCCCGCCGCCGCCGCCGGATCCGGCGTTGCAGGCGGAACAGCAACAGGCCCAGGAGAACCTTGTCGCCTCGTTGGGTAAGGAAAGCCAGGGCGACATGGCCAGCCTGATGGCGCGCTATGGCTCGCAACTTGCCATTGCCCACGGCGCCGGCTCGATCAGCGGATCCACCGGCGCCGAGCAACCGGCAAGCCGAGGCCCATACACGCTCGGCCCAACAGTGGGTAAAGCCTGATGGCAGTCGGTAACGGCCAGATGCCGATCACCTCGAATGCCGCCCAACAAGGTGGTGCGGTCATATCAGGCACCGCCGAGACGGTGCAGCAACAGGCGGTGGCGCGGTTGTCGGCGTGCCGGACCTGGAAAAGCTACATCGAGCTCGACATCAAGGAATGTTACTTTTTCACCGCGCCAAACCGGCAACGGCAGATTTCGAGCGCGGTAATGCCGAGCCAGGCGCGCATGCTGGACGCGCCCGAGCTCAACACCGACCAGGCGTTCATTCTCACGCAAGATTTCATCACCGCCATCATCAACGCCTACATGCCCGAGGCCGAGCCGTGGGTCGAGCGCGGGCGCGGCATGTTCGTGCCGCCGGCGGTATGGGACAGGATCAAGGACAAGGTGAAGGCCGACGACAAACTGATTTTCGATGCCATCCGCGCCAGCAATTTCTATCCCGAGATTGCCAAGGCGTATTACCCGGACCTGGCGATTTGCGTCGCCGCCGTGTGGATCGACCGGCCGCACCCGTCGTTTCCGATCACGGTCTCGGCCATTCCCATTCGCGAGCTCGAAATCGATCTCGGCCCGTATGGCGAGATCGATACCCGGTTTGCGGTTCGCTACACCCGCAACCATTATGTGCGCGAGCTCGTCGGCGAAGAGATCTGGGACAAGATGCCGGATCCGCTGAAGGAGAAAGCCAACAATTCGCCGAGCGACCGCACCCAGGTCATTTGGGGTTTCTGGCGCGATTGGGAGGATAAATCCGACGAGGTTTGGCAGGCCGTCGTGATGCTCGGCAACCAAGTCATTCACGACAATAAGCTGAAAGGCGAAGGATCCTGCCCGCTGATTGTCGCCCGCTTCAATCCGACGGCGGATTGGCCGCACGCGCTCGGCCCGGTCTATCAGGGCTTGCCGTCGCTGCGCCAGATCGACGAATTCGAAACCATGCGGATCGAACACGCCGCGCTTTCGTTCAAGCCGCCGATCACCTATCCCGACGATAGCTTTGCGGCGGTGGAAACCGGCGTCGAGGAAGGCATGGCCTATCCGATCCGGCCAGGATCCGAAGGCGCGGTCAAACCGATCTACACCCCGCCCTCGCCCAACGTCGCCAATTATCAATACGAGGAAAAACTCAAGAACCTGCGCAAGCTGTTCTTTGTCGATCACCCCGAGCAGACCGGCGACACCCCGCCGACGGCAACCCAATGGATGGACGAGCTCGCCCGCGCGCAGCGCCGGCTCGGCACCCCTGGCATGTCGTTTTGGCGGGAAGGGCCGGCGGCCTATTTCGTCCGCTTCAAGCATTTACTCGAAATCGCCGGCGTTATTGTGCCGTTGAAAGTCGATGGCCGTGTGGTGGCCGCTTTGCCGCGCAACCCGGCCCAGGCCGCCGCCGATCAACAGGAGATCGTCAAGACCATGCAGTTGGCAAGCTACCTGGCGCAGACCTTCCCGGAGGAATTCAAGATGTACGTGGACGGCGCCAAGACCATGAAGCAGTTGCTCGACAAGGCGCGCGTCACGCTGATTAAAATGCGCGACCCGGCCCAGGTGCAACAGGTCGTGGAACAGATGTCGAAAATCCTGCAGCCCCGCCCGGCGCCGACGCAGCCCGGCGGGCCGCCGATCCCAGGACCGGCCGCATGAGCGAGTTTCTGACCACCCCCGAGATCAACGAAGCCTGGGACCGCATCGCGCGCACCCCCGACGGTTCAGTCGTCTATCGCCACTTGATGCGGCTGGTGATGGCACCCTCCCCGGATGACAGTGCGTTGCCCCGCCACGAGGGAGCCCGCACGTTAGCGGCGAATTTAATGCGCCTCATGGCGGAGGGAATTGCTGACAGTGACCGATACTGCGTCGCCTTCGTCACCCGCACCGGCACCGCCGAGCCCCGCCCCAGGGGCGCCGGCCGCCGCGTCAGCCTCGATACCTTCGTCGCCGGTTACGACACCGACGACACCGCCGCCGGCTCCGGCCCCGGCCCCGGCCCCGGCCGCAGCAACGGCGGCGGCAAGACCTGAGTGGTTGCCGCAAAGCTTTGCGGATCCGGCCGCCTTCCGCGCCGGCTATGACGAGCTCGCCGCCTTCAAGGCGAGCCAGGACGTGCGCCGCGCCACGCTGCCGGCCTCGCCCAACGACTACAAGGCCGAGCTCCCCGCCGATTTCGTCGTGCCTGACGGCATCAAATACGAGTTCAATCAGAACGATCCGTTGCTCGCCCAGGCGCGCGGCATCATGCACGACATCGACCAGGGCCGCATTTCCGGCCAGGACGCCTTTTCGAAATTGCTGTCGCTTTACGCTGGCGGCCAGGTGAGCTCGCAACAACAGATCCAGACCGCCCGCAATGCCGAGATCGCCAAGCTCGGCGCCACCGGGCCGGCGCGGGTCGATGCGCTGACGACGTTCTTTCGCGCCTATCTCGGCGAGGCCGACGGCAATGCCGTCATGGCCCGCGCGTTCACCGCCGCCGACGTGGCGCGACTCGAGAAAATGGTGAGCAAGATCACCGGCCAGGGCGGCGCGCCCTTCCGTGGCAACGGCCGTGAGCCGCCGCAACCCGCCGGCCGGCTGTCGAGCGAACAGATCCAGCGTTTAACGCCGGCGCAGCGGCTCGATTACTCGCGCCAGTTCGATCAAAAGACGATGCCAGAGTGGCGCGATCCGCGCGGCTAAGGAGAGGTAAGCCATGGCCATTTCCAATCTGATAACGCTGCCCGAATACGCCAAGGGTTTTTCCGACGAGGATATCAGGCGCACCATCATCGAAATGTTCACGCAGTACTCGGACGTGTTCGAAGTGATGCCGTTCGAGGGCTTGCGCGGATCCAAATATGTCGGCTTCCGCGAGGCCGCATTGGCCAGCCCGCAATTCCGTGCCGTCAACGAAGCGTCGAGCTCCGGGCACGGCATCATTCAGCCGTTCGACGAGGCGACCGCCATCATCGACCACGATATCGACATCGACCGCGCCATTGTCGATCGGCACGGCCCGGAGCGCAGAAACTATGAAGAGCGGATGGGCATCACCGCTTTTGCGCGGCTGTGGATCGACACGTTTGTCAAAGGCGACCGCTCGGTCAATCCGCGCGTGTTCGACGGGCTCAATGTCCGCGCCACTCTGTTCGGTCGCCTGTTCAACAACTCAACGGCATCCGGGGGCGCCGCGTTGTCATTGCTGAATCTCGATCAGACCATCAACAACGTCTCGAAAAAGTCCGGCACCACATACGTTTTCGTTCCCTTCATTTCGCTGCCGCTGTGGATCCAGGCCGCCCGCACCACGACGCTGACCGGCTTTGTGATGCAGACCTGGGATGAAGTCGGCATGCCGAAGATCTCCTATGGCGGACACCGTTTGCTGTGGGGCTATCCGAAGGACGACCAGGTTCCGGTTTTGCAGTTCAACGAGGTCGGCAACGGCGGCGGCTCGGCTGTGACAGCCTCGCTTTATGTCATGACGCTCGGCGAGGGCATGTTGCGCGGCATCTACGTGCGCAACCTCACCCCCGAGGACGTCGGCTTGTTGCAGGACCGCAAGACGTACCGCACCCACATTTCCTGGGACGTGTCGATCGTGGACGAACACAAATATTGCTTCGTTCGCCTCACGTCTTGGACGAACGCGGCGATCGTCGCCTAACGCTGAGAGGACAACATGGCACGCAGAAATTACGCATTCGATGCCAACATGCTGTTGGACGACGGCACGACCGCGCATTCGGCGGCCGGTTATTCCTCGGTCGGCGGCGTGCAGGGCATCGTCGATCTCGGCGGCAACCAGGGCATTACCATCACCCTGCCTTCGATCTCCAACGTCGCGACCATCACCCCGCAACAGGCGCGCGGCGATTTCGCCTGCGTGGTGTACCTCACCGCGATCACGCTCTCGGGCTCGAACATTCAGACCCTCACGCTGGTCGGTTCGAATAACCCGGGCTTTACCACCGGCAACGTCAATTTGGGCGCGATGAGCTTCGGCCAGGCCGCAGCCTTCGCCTTCCCGAATGCCGCCGTGACAACCACCCCGCCAGGCGCGGGCAATTACCCAGCCGGCTATCAATACGAGATCCTGTTCACCAACGAAGTCGCAAACGTGCCTTACCAGTATGTGTCGCTCTATGTCAGCGGCACGTTCGGCTCGGCGACGTTCCGCGCCTTCGTGGCTGTGCTGCCGAGGGAATAAATGGCTGAAACCCGCTACCTCGATGGCATGCCGGCCATCAAAAATTCCGGCATTCTCACCGAAACACGCGACGCGCAAACCGTGTGGATGTGGGATTGCGGCCCCGAGGAACCAATCATTCCCGAGGAACCGGAGCCGCCGGCGCTGTTGCCGAGCGATCCGAAGCATGCGCTCGCCATGATGCGGCACCGCCGCGCGGTCAAGAAGTACGAGGACGACCTTGCGATTTATGACCGCAATGAGCGCGAGTTTCAGAATTGGCACAGGAACATTCGCGGCCCCGTCGAAATGGCGATGTGGTCGACCGAAGCGCGCGATGCGCTCGAACATGACGGCCGCGCGGTGACGGAAAACCGCCAGAAAAAGCGCCGCTATTATGTGAGCTCGCGCACGCGCGGATGGGAGAAAACCAAGAATTACGGCTTGCCGATCGGCATCGAGCCCGGCGCCGGCCATCAGGAAAACCTCGAACGGCAGCTCGCCGGCGAAAAGGAATTCATCGACGCGCTGCGGAAGGATCCGCAATTCGGGAGACCATGACATGAAGCGGTTTTTGAAACTGTTGCTGATCTCTGCCCTGGCGATCCTGCCGTCGATCCAGCCGGCGCAACGCGCGGAGGCCGCCGCCTCGCTGCAAGTCCTGCATGTGTGGCTGTGCGCGCCGGATGTCGCGGTCGGCCCGCAAGGCCCGCGCCTGGTCGTTAACACCTCGTCGACGGCATCGCCGCAGCCGTCCTATCAGTTGAACTCGACCGGCTGCGCGCTGTTTAACAACGCCGATGTCGGATTTTTCCTGTCGCAAGGCTTTACCGTCGGCGTCAACGAAAACGTGCTGCAGCAGAACGCGATCACGTCGAGCGGCACCACATCCGTTACGACCACGATCGCTCTGCCGGCCTATGGTTTCATCAAGTACATCATCGTCGAGGAAACCGCCGGCAACGCCGTCACCGGCGGTATCAATGTCGGTGACAGCGGCTCCGCCACACGATTTTTGTCCGCGACCGCCGTCGCCGCCAACGCCAACGTGGTTGTGGTGCCGACCAACCTGAACGGCTCGGCCTCGACCGGTATTCCGACCCAGGACACGGTTCTAATCAATGCTGTGACAAGCTGGAACTCAGCTTCCCTGAATGTCAGCGTGATTGTCGGTTACTACTAAGGAGTTCGCCCGGAGCGCTTTGATGACCATGAAAAAGCGCACACTGAGAGCCGCCGTTATTCTAGCGGCGGCTTTTTTTCTCGCACCGGCCCAGGCGCAGACCGTTCCCTGCACCGGCCCGACGCAAGGCATTTGCACGCCCACCGTTCCCTGGACGACAACAGGCGCCGTCTCGACCACCAATCCCATCCCGGTCAATACGCAGCCGAGCTCGATCGGCGTCATTACCGGCAATGCCAACGGCACCACCGGCGCCGTCGTGGGCACGCTGGCGGGTGTTGTGGGAAAAACCACCTACATTTGCGGGTTTACCGTCTCGGGCATCGGCGGCACGGCCGATCCCGGCCCCGTCACGATCGCTGGCGTCGTGGGTTCCTCCATGACTTTCCAGATGTCGTTGAACAACGCCAGCACCGCATCCATCATGCAGCAGGACTTTACGCCCTGCATTCCCGCGTCCGCCGTCAATACCGCCATCACCACGACCACGACCGCAGCGGCCGGTGCGACCGCTGTCAGCGTTGTCTCCTGGGGCTATCAGCAATGAATGTCGAAGATCTCATGACTGCGTTCGTGGCCATCGCCAAGGATCCCAAGGCGTGGGAAAAGCGCATTGAGCAGGCGAAAGAGGCCGCTGGCGACCTGGCCGAAATGCGCCGGCTCAAAGACGAGACCAAAGCCTCGGCCGACCAGGCGGCCAAGGACGTGGAAACCGCGCATTACGAACGCGACCAGGCCGATCGCTCCGAGCGCAATGCCGCCGCGCAAGCCGCTTCCAACGATGCCCGCGCCCGCGAGCTCGCCGCCATCGAGGCGGATCTTGCAACCAGGCGCACCGCCTTCGACACCGAGGCGCAAAATTGGAAACTCAATGCCGACCAGCGCGAGGCCGCGCTCGAAACGCGCGAACGCGAGGCAATCAAGAAATTGGACGAAGCACAGAAGCTGATGGCCGACTACGACGAAGCAAAGCACCAGGCGGCGCTAAAACTGGCAAGCTAATGAATGGCAACGCTGTACGTCACGGAATATGCAACGATCGCCGGCCTGCCGGCCACGGCGAACGGCCAGGTGCCGTTAGAGCCGCCAATCGCCGATTACACGGTGAATATTCCTGGCGTGTCGCCATCGTTCCAGGCGGCCACCCGCATGGTCAAGATCAGCACCGACACCACTTGCTCGATCTTGTTTGGCCCTCCGGGGACCAACGCCACCACGACCAACAGCCGCATGCCGGCCAATGCCTACGATTATCATGGCGTGCCCGAGGGGCGCGGCTTTGTGGTGTCGGTTGTTGGCAATTCGTGAGGATCTGAAAGGAGAACTGAAAATGGCTCGTTACTCTGTTAACAACCTGATGGCCGGTTCGCAGCAGGTTCTCGCGACCACGAACAAGGCCATCATCGGCATCAATGCAGTGACCGGCGCCACCACGCTGCGCCGGGGCTGGATCGACGAAATCGAAGTCGGCGCCGACGGTGCAGCGGTGGCAACGGACTGCCAGATCGATTGGACGATGGCAGTGCAGACCGCCGCCGGTACGGGCACGGCCGCAACCCCGCAGCCGACGCCTGATGGTGCCGACGCCGCAGCGTTGCTCACCTACACGGTGAACTACACGGCCGATCCGACCTACACCCAGGCCTCCGCGATGCTCGCCATGGCGACCAACCAGCGCCAAGGTCAGCGTATCGCCTTCCCTGACTTCAGGCTGACGCCGTTCATCATTGCGGCAACCACCCTGAAAGGGATCACGGCGGCTGCGAAATCGACCAACTACAATTCGACCGTGGTCATTCAAGAGTACTGCGTTGAGTAATATCGTCACGCAACTCGGCACACCCGTTGGTTGGACTATCTGTTGGGATCGCGAGACGGGCAGGACAGCCTACGAGGCCAGCCTGTTAGTTTGCCGGCATTGCGGCAAGTGCAAGTTCATGTGTGACGGTCTCACCAAAAAGCCGCTGCCTGCGCACGCGGTAGCGGAACGCTGCAACGTGTGTAACAACGACATCTGTGGCAAGTGCAAGCTCAAGATGCGATCCGGCGAGATTTGTTCTTACTTCCGCGATCGGATAGACATGGAGGAATATAACTTCGCGCGCCTGCTCGTAAGAGGCTCTTATGGATGACCTGGCGAAATGCTGTGACGATTGTGCGCCGGTGCTGCAAACCCGCAAGGACATGGGGCCCGGCGATTACTTTGGTGTGATTTCGGACGGGGCCTACATTTCCGATGAGCCGGCGGGATCCCCCGCAATCAACCACTACAAGTTTGTCGCGCTGACGCCGAACAACGAGCATGACATTCGCGTGGCCTGCCCCAAATGCATGCTCGCTATCGGTTGGGTCACAGCCAACGTTCCCAACATGCCCGGCGTCGGCCTCACCTATTGCAAGGATCTCTGGGCCAAGCGGGTTGACGACAAGCTGACCAAGGCCAAGATGCTCGCCACGCTTGAGGAACAGTTCGGCAAGGACAACATAAAGAAGTTTTTCAAGCATTCCTTATAGGCGCACGCCTATGCCTGTCACCAAAGTCGGGATCGTTTACTACACGACCGGCCCTCATAAGGGCGAGATCTTTCGGATCGTCTATCCCGAGTTCGATGACTCCGAACTTGACGAGCCGCCGACCGATGGCGAGCGGAAGCCACATCTAGACGAGCATGGCAACCCGCACAGTTGGACCACCCTCGGCACCGATCCGAAGTGGAAGTGTGTGTTGGAAAAGGTCGATCCCGATGACCCACGAGTGAAAGCGGGCTTTACGGGCACGCCGTAGAAGCGGGGTCGTAAATGGCAATCTCACTAACCTTCATTGCCAACGCCGCAACCAAAACACCGGCGAACCCGACTGTCTTGACCGTTCCTGCCGGTGGTGTTCCTGCCGGTTCTCTGATCGTTGTCTGGTACGGCCATCAGGCCGACGCTCTAACAGCAGTCACCGATAGCGCAAGTAATACCTACAATCATCCAGCGACCCTTGACTCTAGCGGCGGCGGAAATCTTCCCGGCGCAACGATGGCCTACGCCTTCAATTGTAGTGCGCTGGTCTCAGGAAATACGATTTCAACTTCGATTGCCGGTACTGGCGTTAATTGCGTTTCTGCTCTCTACGCCACCGGCATTCAAACCTCATCCGATCCGTTTGATGCCCATGGTGTAGCCTCTTCTGTCACCGGACAGACTTCATCGACAGTTACCTCGACGGGTTCGACCGGGGCTACTGGCGAATTAATCATTGCCTTCGTTGCGCTGCGCACTCCTAACACTGCCACCTTCACGCAGGACTCAACTAATCAAGGAGGATTTTCTGCGGGCTCAATTATGCCGCTGTTCGGGACTTCCGGCGGATCTGCGGCTACTAACACGACCCTCTTTGGCGGCTATATCGCTGGGTGGGGCTCAACGGGGACCGTTACCTATCATCCAACGGCGTTTTCTAGTTCTGCGTCTTGGGGCTCGGTGATTGCGACATTCAAGGCCGCACCGCCGCCGCCGCCGGTCATATTATCCTACGATCCGCTATTCGAGCCAACGAGACTGAAGCAGCCGATCCTCGATCTATCCTCTTGGAACATACCGGGCACCTCACCACCTCTCACGATCCCCCTCCGCACGCGCGAGTGGTATGACATCGCCAAGCTGAAACAGCCGGACATCAATCAGGGGCCGACACTCTACAAACCCGACATCAATATCATCTTCAACATCGACCAGCTCTACGAGCCGATTAGGCTGAAGCAGCCCGTCACTGGTGAGACAGGGCCGTGGCGCTACGTGTCCCCTCCGCTAACCATCCCACTGCGAACCCGCGAGTGGTACGACATCGCCAAGCTGAAGCTGCCGATCCTCGACCTGAACCCGCAGGATGGGCTGATAACCCCGCCGCCACCGCCGGCGGTAGTGATGTCGCTGACAGGCTTCTTCGACCCGATCCGGCTAAAGGCGGTGTTCGTTGATACTCCGGGGACTATTAGCTTCGCACAGAAGTTCCGTTTCCTGCCTGACCCGTCCTTCGAGCAGATCAAGCTTAAGCCTCCGGTCATCGACAATCCGCCGATCCTGTTCACGCCGACTGTGCAGGTTGTCGTCATTCCGAACTTCGATCTGTTGTTCGAGACGGTGCGGCTCAAGGCTCCGATCGAAGTCCTCACCGGCCCGTTCGCGGGGACTAGCCCGCCCCTCAATATCCCGCTGGCGACATGGCCTTGGTTCGAGCAGGTCCGTGCCAAGCCGCCGATCGAGATGCTGATCGGGCCGTGGAAGTATGTCAGTCCGCCGCTGACTATCCCGCTGCGCACCCGTGAGTGGTACGATGTCGTCAAGCTGAAGTCCCCGATCCCCGGCCATGTTGAACTGCCGATCATCCCCGCCGAAGAGATCGAACTGTTCATGGAACAGGCTTTCTTCGAGCCTGTGCGGCTGCGGGTGTCGGTCGATTGGCCGCCTGGGCCATTTGCGGGAACCTCGCCACCGCTGAACATTCCGCTCGCGACGTGGCCATGGTTCGACCAGACGCGACTGAAGCCTCCGTTGCCGGGATTGGTTGAACTGCCGATCATCGCTGCAGAAGAGGTTGAGTTCTTCGTCGAGCAGGCGCTGTTCGAGCCGGTCAAGTTGAAGCTGTCGGTTGATTGGCCGCCTGGTCCGTTCAAGTTCGTGTCGCCGCCGCTCGCGATCCCGATGCGAACCATCCCGATGTTTGAGCCGGTCAAGCTCAAGCCGCCGGTGGAGATGCTGATCGGACCCTTTGGTGGAACCTCGCCGCCGATCTCGTACCAGCCATATCCCGAGACGTTCTACGAACCGACCCGGCTCAAGCGGCCGTTGGACATCCTTGCTGGGCCTTTGGCGTCCGACCAGCCACAGCCATCCGGCTTCATCGAGCGCTATTTCGAAACAGTCCGGCTCAGGCCGCAGATTATCGACTACGCGCCGGCGCTGTTCACGCCAGTAGCGCCGACCATTACCGGCATCATCTTCGCGACGTTCTTCGACACGGTTCGAACCAAGCCGCCTATTGAGATGCTGATCGGGCCGTTCGCTGGCACCTCGCCACCCCTTACCGTGCCACTTCGCACGCGCGAATACTTCGAGCCAATTCGCTTGCGCCCGCAGGTAATCGACTACAATCCAGCGTTCTTCCTAACCGCCGCGCGCACCGCGATCGCCATGAGCTTCGATCTGCTCTACGATCCGGTGAAGCTAAAGGCGCCGATCGAGGTTCTTACCGGCCCGTTTGCGGGAACGTCGCCGCCGCTCACCATTCCACTATCAACCCGAGATTACTACGAGCCGATCCGGCTCAAGCTGCCGATCATTCAGGTGCCGGACAACGTTCCGCCGTTCGTGACCCCGGCGGTGTTCTACTCGCTATCGAACTTCTTCGATCAGGTACGATTGAAGCTGCCAATCGAGGTGCCGACAATTGTGCCGTTCGTCGGCCCGCTACAGGGCCTTGTCGGCGCAGCTTTCTTTGAGCCCGTCCGTCCGGCGCGCATTGGCGTTAGCTTCCTAGAGATGCCGCTGCCGATTGCGTCGGTTCGATCCGCCTACGCCATGGATCGCTACTTCGATCAGGTCCAGCGTCGCGCCCAGGCAAGCGAGGCGTTGCCGTTCCAATTCTCCGCCCCCGCTGTGACACCCACGATCCAGAACGCTTTGACCGAGTGGTATGCGACGACCCGGCTGAAGCAACCTATTATCGATCAGCCGGTGGTGGTGTTCTACCCGGCCCAGGTCGTGCCATCAGTCACGCCGCCACGAAACCAGCCCTTTATCAACGCCTCGATGGGGCGCATGTTCGGCCGTTAGTGCGTTGCCGGCCGCGCCTGGCCGGGAGAGGTTTGCCCCATGTCCTTCCAATGGCCGCTTGCCAAGCTCGATGTTATTCAGTCGGCCCTCGCCGCCACCGGCGACAATCAGCCTTCCGTTGCCAACGACGGATCCGACGAGTGGAACACCGCCTCGCCGGCCTATGAGCGCTGGCTCGCCTACATGATGGCAACCCATTCCTGGGGTTATGCCACCCAAACCGTCGTGCTGCAGCCCTCGCCGACGCCGCCCCAGGACACCGATTTCGATACCGCCTACCCGATCCCGAGCGATTGCGTACAGGTCATTTGGGTCAAGATTGCAGACCTGACTTCCAACCCGAACAGCGTCTCAAACCAGCCAGCGCTCGGGCTCTGGAAAGTCGCGGGCACGCCGACCGGCCCGGTTATCGTTATCAATGCACAAGGCGGCCCGCCGCCGCCGAACCCGCCGGTGACGCCGGCGCAAGTGACGATGTACTACGTTTCCAATTCCGGCGCCTTGTGCGACGTGACCAGCGGCACGCCGATCTTTGTCGTGGCGCTCCAACAATTCGTCTGTGGCGGCATTTATCAAGGGCTGCACGAGGATCCCGCGACCGCGAATAGCGAATACCAGGCGGCGCGGGGATTGTTGCAGGAGGCGCGCAGCCGCTACGATCAGCAAAAGCCGAAGCGGCAATTTTTCAATTCGCGCATTACCGCAGCACGGCGGATCCGGCGGCCCTGGCCGGCAGTCGGCATCAACAATTGGGGTAGCGGATCCGGCGGCGGCACGCCGGGTTGAAAGGGCGGCCGATGGCGATCCCGAAAATACTCGGCGCGCAAATCGACTTCTCGCACGGCGAGCTCGACAACACGATCAAGCGGGCCGAGAACGCCATCAAACTCGGCGGCCGCCAGATGTCGAATTGGCGGATCCTGTCCTCGAAAACAATTCAGAACCGATCAGGCCGCAAGGTTCAATTCGTGGCGTCCGGCCGCATGGAAGAAGTGCCGATGCCGGGGGGCCAGATTTTTTTCCTCAATTTTTCCGCCGGCGCGGTTTCCGTTTTCAGTTCCGCCGGCGCGCTCCTGTTTAACGCGACAACCATCCATCGCGTGCCGCTCGACGCCGGCTTTGCTATTCCCTGGACCGCACCAACGCTCGGCGGCATTACCTGGGCGCAAATCGGCAGATCCATTTATATCGCCTATCCCGACGGCGCGCCGAACAACGTGCCGCAAGTTCTGAGTTGGGATGGCGTCTCGACATGGACGCTTGCGCCCTATGTCGAAACCGCAACGCCAAGCGGGCAAAAGCGCACGCCGTTCTATCGGATCTCGCCGCCAAATATCACCATGTTGCCGAGCGCAATCACAGGCAATATCAACATCACGTTTTCGCAAGCCGTCTTGACGAGCGCCATGATCGGCACCCGCATGAGATTTTGCGATCGGCAATTCACCATTACCGGCGTAACCAACGCGACTACTGGCACTGCCACCGTCAACGAGCAATTGCCGCAAGCGCAAATTTTGAGCTACACCACCTTAATCGGCACGATCAACGTCGGCGATGTCGTCAACGGATCCTTCAGCGGTGCGCAAGGCATTGTTACTGCGGTTGGCTCGCAGCAACAACTCGTGTTTGTAAGTCAGTTCGGCTATATCACGCCAGGGTCTATCGGGCAGACTGTGACCGGCAATACATCGGGCACAACCGGAATTGTCGTGGGCCTGAACTATGGGTATGACGGCAATTTTTACGTTTACGCCACCGTGACGATTACCGGCGGCACCGGCTTTGTCAGCGGTGAAAATGCCACCGGGCCGCGCGGAACCTACACTATTTTCCATGTGAACGCGCTGAACACGAGTAGCGTCACTGTCCAATTGCTTCCCAACACTGCCAACATCGTTAAAAATTTTATCGTTACCGCCGGTTCAACCGTCGAGAATGTTGTCGGCCCGTCCGGCAGTTTTTCTTGCACCGGGCAAGCCATTACCACGCCGCAAGCGGTGGCTGTTTGGGACGATGAGGTAATGAACCTGTTTCGCGGCTATCCGAGCTCGTGCTTTGCCGATCAGGTGCGGCTCGGCTTCACCAATTTTCCGTCCGTGCCGGCCGGCATTGCCTGGTCGGCGATCGGCCTGCCGCTGGATTTGTTTGTCGCCGCCCTTCCCGACAATGCGATCTTCGAGCTCGCGCCCGACAACAGCCAGGTGTTCTATGTCGTGTCCGGCATGGAAAGCTCGGAGTTTGTTTTTACCGATCGAGCGATCTATTACATTCCGATCACCGCATCGAACCCGCTGGAACCTGGCAGCGTCGCATTCAACAAGATCTCGGATTACGGTTGCTTTCCCAACATACAGCCGCGCCGCGCCGAGCAATCCATCATCTATATCAAGGCCGGCGGCACTCAGATCGGCGCGGTGCAGGCGCCAGGCGCTTACTATCGGCCCTATGTTGTCGAATACATTTCCGAATTGCATACGCATTTGTTCGAGGGCTTCACCCCGATTGCAATCGCTATTCCATCGGGCCCGGTGCAATTCTCGGAACAGTACATCTACATTGCGCTTTCCACCGGCACCGTTGTTGTTGGCAAATACTCAATGCGGCAAGGCTTGCTCGAACCGGGCCCGGAAGGCAAACCGGCGGTCGGATGGCTACCGTGGAACAATCCTTCGGCGAGCGTATCCTGGGTGTCAGCGCGGCAAAGCGATGTGCTGTTCATGACGACGTACAGCGTTCCGAGCGCCGTATCTGTGTTCGAATTGCTTGACGATACGCAATATCTCGATGGTGCGGTGTTCGTGAACAATTTGCCGCCGCCTTTGGTGCCGCCCGGTGGCAAAGGACCGCTTTGGTTTTATCCAGGCCCGAATACGAACGTGTTCCTGATTGATCTCGGCACGCGGATGATGGGGATCTACCAGGTTGACGCCAACGGTTTCATTGTTCCGCAATTTATCGGCGGTGAGAACCTGGCATCCACGCAGCTTGTTGCCGGCCAAGCGTGGACCGCAACCTTCGAGCCGTTCACGCCCGAGGCCACGCCAGGCCAAAGCGTGGAACAACGCTTGAAGCTGCGTCGCATTCCCTACCTGGCGGTGCGGGTGTCCAACTCGACCGGCTTTCTGTTGGCGCGATTGTTCTCGGCAAAGACCACGCCGACATCGCCGGCGCTCGGCACGATCGTCAACACGCGCCGGATCCCCGCCTATAACCTGGGAGACAATCCGATATTGCCGCCGCCACAGCGCGAGGAAGCGCAGCGCTGGCGTCCGATCGGCCGCTCGTTCGATCCCAGGATTGCGATCATCAAGGACACACCGGGCCCGCTCTTGATAAACGAGGTAGGCATAGAGGTCACGATCTAATGGGCACTTCAGGAGCATCAATGGGCTTGTCCCTCGCAGCGACGGGTTTCAAAATGGCCGGCGATTATGTGAGCTCGCGGGGCACGGCGGCCGGCGACGTTTACAAGGCCGAAGTGCTCGAACAGCAGGCGCAATATGGCGAGCTCAAAGCCACACAGACCAACGCGCAGATGACACGCAACCTGGCCATTACGCTCGGCCATGTCGATGCCGTGCGCGCAGCCGCACACACCGACCCGAGCTCGCCGACCGGCGCCGCCGTGCGCGGCGAAATTGAGGAAGTCGGCACCGAAAAGAAACAAATCACCACCGAAAACATCTTGAACCAAGTGCGCTTGGACGAAGGCGAAGCCGCCTATTTGCGCACCCAATCCAGCAACGCATTGCTGTCGGGCAATATCGCAATGGTCGGCGATCTCTTTAGCGGCTTGAGCAGCGCGCTCAGCGGCGGTGGCGGTGGCGGCGGCGGCGGTGTTTCTCCTGCAGAGGCGCTCGCAGCGGGCATGGCACCAGTATGAAGGAGCCCTAATGGTTGACACCCCGGACCTTGCAATCAAGCCGTCGGCGATCGTCACGAGCGAAGCGCCCTCGTCGCATTTGTCGAGCTCGGACATCTCGGGGCCCTATCAGATGCTCGCGCGTTCCCTGGACAAGCTCGGCCAGGGCTTCGAGGACATGGCAAAGCCGCTGGCCGAACAGGCCGGCTACAAGGCCGTGACGCGCGACGCCGACGGCAATATTCAGGTTGAGAAAATGCCGATCTTCGGCGAGGCCGGCCACGCCTATGCGCATGCCGTCAAGATGGGCGCGCTCGCACAAGGCGAGGGCGATGCCAAGCGCGCCGATATCGCCATGCGCCAGCAATACCGCGACGACCCGGAAGGCTATCAAGTCGCGGCCAATGCCTTCAAAGAAAAAACCGTGCAGCAATACAGCGACGCCGCCGGGCCCGAAGTCGGCAGCGCCATGCGCCAGGCGATCGACAACACCACCACCCTCACCTACCGTGGCTTGCTCAACGAAAAGGAACGGCTCGACCTACAGCGCGCCGAGGGTCGGATCAACGCCGGCATGACCGACGCCTATGACGATGCCATGGCGCTCGCACGCCAGGGCGCATCGTTCGGCGAGGGAACGCCAGGCGCCGATGCCGTCAACAAGTATACGGAATTGCTCAATTCCAAGGCGAGCAATCCGCGCCTGGCCTACACCCAGGAACAGCGCACGCTCGATCTGCAAAAGTTTCAGTCCGAGCTCGGCGGCCAGCGGCACCTCTATCACGTCGATCAGGTCTATAAGGACAAGGGCTTTAATGCCGCGATGGACGACGCGAAGGACATCCTGACAAATGAAGCCTACAAACTAAAGCCGACACAGCGCGAAGCCTATTACCACAAGGCGGTCGGCGAGATCCGCGCCAATGAGGCAATCCGCCGCCAGGACGTGCAATCAGCGCAGCTTGCATTTCACGAGCTCAAGTCAGCGGTGGCGCTCGGCGAGAGGATCGAACCGGCCGAAGTCAATGCGGTGCGCGACGCCTTCAAGGCCGCAAACTATCCCGCCGGCATCGCCATGGTCGACGCTACGTTTGCTCACAAGGATCTGCACGACGATTACGGCTACCAACCGTTGCGCGATCAGAACGGCCAATTGAGCACGATCCAGGGCGCCATCGGGGCCCGCAATATCTATTTCGGCTTGCGCCAGCGCGGCTATAGCGAACCGGCCGCCGCCGGCATTGCCGGGAATATCGTTGTGGAAAGTGCAGGCCGGCCAGGCGTATTCGGCGACCAGGGCACATCGGCCGGCCTGGCGCAATGGCACGCCGAACGCCTAAGCGCGCTCAAGAACTTTGCTTCTGCCGCCGGCAAACCCTGGACGGATCCAAACGTGCAACTCGATTTCTTGCACCACGAATTGCAGACGAGCCACAGCATCACCGGCGGCTTGTTGCGCGCCGCGACGACACCGGAGGAAGCGGCACGGATCTTTGCCACAGGTTTCGAGCGGCCGGCGACGGTGACCGCCCGCTATGAACAGCGCGCGGCGATGGCTCGCTCGATCTTTGAAGGTAAGTCGGCCGACGGATCCGGCGGACCAGGCGTTGCCTCCTGGCTCGCTGCCAATCGCGCCGCAACGGTCAAGACGAGCTCAACACAAACATGGGCGCAGGTGATGAAGGATTGGGACAACGGCAAGGGGCCGTTGCCCTCGCGCGACACTGTGAACGACGTGATCGAAAGTGCGCGTCTCACCAACAACATTGATTTATCGGCCAAGGTGCAGCGCGACAGCGAGCTCATGGATTATGCCGAGCGGATCAGACAATTGCCGCTCGATCAGCAGGGGGCGCTTGAGACGGAATTGCTTCGGCGCATTGCCGCCGGCGAAACCCGCCAGGCGGATGTACCGGGGGCGATGTCAACGCCTGGCGCGGATCTTGTCTTGAAAGAATTGCAGGCGCGCACCCAGGCCATTCGGGAAGGCTTGGCCAAGGATCCCATCGCAACCGCGATCGGCAACAACCCGCAACGGTTCAAGACGCCGGCGCCGCTCGATGTCGAAAACCCGCAACAGTTTACCGCCGGCCTTGCGATGCGTGCCCAGATCGCACAGTTTGCCGCCAATCAATGGGGCACGCCGCCATTGTCCGCACTCGATGAGAAAACCGGCGATCTCGATCGCGTCAAGCAAGCGCTTGCCACGCCGGACCTAGCCAAGCGCGCGGCGATATGGAGCTCATTGTCCACGCTCCCTGATGGCGTGCGCAGTGCGACATTCCAGAAGATTGGCGGAAGCGATCCGAACATGCTCGCGGAAGCTTCCGCCGGCGCGATGATGCGGGACGACCCGGCGATGGCAAAATCCATCATGGCCGGCCTCGACATCATGAAACGTGACGACCATGGGATCCTCAAAGCATTCGAGCCGAAGGCCGGCGGCGCCGAAGGCTTTGACGTGGAGCTCCCGCCCATGTTGCCCCCGAGCGCATTCGGATCCGAGGATCGTTTGAACCCGAGCGGCAATTATTCGACCACCGTGCGCATGATCCAGGCGCGCTATGCCTATCTCGCCGCCCAGGATCCAAAGGGTGGCACGACGTTTTCGGCAAACCGATTGCAAAGCGCGGTGAACGACGTGACCGGCGGCACCGTAAGTCTCAACGGCGGCAAGACACTGGCGCCGGCGCGCGGCATGTCGCAATCGCACTTCGACGGCATCATTGAAGGCATTACCGATCAGGATCTCGCCGGCGTTACCGATCTTGAGGGCCGGCCCGTTACGGCCGCCCACTTGCGACGTGAAGCGCGGCTTGAGGCAATCGGCCCCGGTCAGTACCTCGTGAATTTTTCCAAAACGGATCAGCCGCTTTATGCTTTTACCGGCGCCAATAGCTTCTATGGGCCGGCGCGATTTAATTTGAACCTCACCGGCCGGCCGTCGTTGCCGCCGCCTTACGAGCCTGCAAGTGGTTTTTGATGCTGTGGCAAAATCAAGATCTCGAACTCAATCCTTCGCTCGAAACGAGCGGACGGAATTTGCCGACCACGTTTGCCGACACGTTCGCCGCCGCCTGGTCGCGCAATCAACTCACCCACAACAACTACACCGGCGAGGCCGATCGCCTCGAAGCGCTCGACGATTATCTCGGCAGCATCAAGAAAAAAACCGGCGTCGATCTCGCCTCCGAGCTCGATTATGGTTTCGCCGAGGGCATGGGTGGCGGTGCCATGCCGGCGCAAGCCTTGCTGCAACAAGCCAACTACAAGCTTAACGAGCTCAAGAAGAAAAACCCCGAGCTCGATTTCGAACCGCTTTCATCCCAGGATTTGCAAAAGAACGCCATCGACAAACGGCGCAAGGCCGATGCCGATTATGAGGCCGAGCTCGATCGGCCGCGCGGTCGCGGCGCCACTGTGGGCTTGCTCGCGGGTGGCGCGGTCGCCGGCGCGGTAGATCCGATCAACCTCCTGGCGCTGCCGATCGCGCCCGAGGCTTCGGTCGGGATCCTGGCGAGCACGCTCCGCTGGGGCGCGATCGGCGCCGGCGTCGGCGCGGTGAGCGAAGCCGTCCAGGCGCCCTATCAAGAGCAGGTTCATCCTGGTCGCTTCCTATCCGGCGAACCCCTGTTGAACGTCGCCGAGGCCGGGTTATTCGCCGGCGCCGGGGGCGCTTTGTTTCCGGCCGTCGCAAAAGCCTGGGGCGCCGCGCGCCGCAATTTCCCCTGGCAGACATCCATCAAGGACGCCGGCAACATCGTGGAGAGCGAAGCCAATAAAACGCAGTCCAATATTTATCCTGGCATCGAGGGCGCGACGGCACATTCGCAAGCCTTGCCGAAGGCGATCGACGACGCATTGAACGGCCGGGCCGTGGACGTGTCGCAACACATCACGCCCGAGCTCGATCAAACCGCGCGCTCCCCGATCGTTGGCGACACCACCCAGGAGGGCTATGTCAATCAGGCGATGCGCAACCTTGAAGCCACATCGCGCACCGTGCAAGGCGTCGTCAACACATCATCAAAGCCAGGCAAGGAAGCCAAGATCATCGCGTCGGGCGATGTGGCTGCGAACCTAGCGCGCAACAATTTTGTGCAGGTGATTCGGAACCTGTATCACGCCGCGCAGGGCGAGCTCCCGACCACGACCGAGGAAATGGAACGGTTCATTGATGGTGTGGCCGAGCATGTCAATCGCGGGATCGTCGCGCCTGGCGAGATCACCCGAACGTTCGAGGGCGCACGCTATACCCCGGTTGCAGATCTGCCGGCGGCCCACAAGGCATTTGCCGAGGAACTGGTTCGCCGGTTGCAGAGCGGCGAGGATCCGATCGAAACCGCCGCCTGGATCGAATGGCAGGCAAATCTCAAGGATCATTTCTGGACCGATGGCGTTGGCAAGACATCGAAGGCGCTCGCCGCTATCCCCTTGATGCGCGCCGGCCTCCCGCTGCCACGCTATCCTGGTAACGCCGAGTTTTTTTCACACGCGCAAAGCTGGCCAGATTTCCTGCAAGCCTACCGCAGCTATATGCCCGAGCTCCCGCGCGCCCAGGCGGCCGCCGCCCAGGCCGAACGGGCGCGCCCGGTCACAACCGAAGTAGCACCCGAGCTCCCGTTTGCGCAGACCGCCGCAGAAGCGCACGCCGCCGGCGAACGGGCGCCGCTCGATGGCGCCGTGCAGCAAGCCGCCGCCGGGGCCGGCTATGACATGCCCGCCGAGACGGCCGCGCGCATTGGTGACAGGCTGATGAACGCGCTGCCCGACGAGGCGGAGACCATGTTGCGCAATTTGCAAATGAGCCCGCGCCAGGTCGCCGACGCCCCGACCCATATCGAGACCCCGGCCGAGCCGGTGCCGACCCACGTGCCGGCGATCGCCGACCCCCACGCGCTCGACTACCAGGCCGCCTTGCGCGCGGATCTCGATCGCGAGCTCGCCGCCAGCCAGCCCTTGCCGGAACCGGCGCCGGTCACGAATGCCAACCGCGCCGCGCACGAGCTCGGGATTGATCCCAGGGAGATCGCCCAGGCGCAGGAAGCGCTCGCCGCCCATATGCACCCGGACGATCTCGACCGCTTGCCGGCGATCACACAACTCAAGGAAATGGCGCGCGAGCATCCCGAGACGGTTGCGCCCGACACGCCGATGACGCCCGAATACAAGGCAAACCGCAATTACGACATTCCGCCAGATCGCGGCTACGGCCCAGGCGGGCCGGTCAAGGGATTTGACAACGCCGTTCGTCGGTTGGTTTGGAAAGCAAAGTCTTATGCCGGCGGCGAGGTTATCAACGGCCGACATGCCATCATCGTCACCGGACCAGGCGGCGCCGGCAAATCGAGCCAGGTCATGGAACCGTTAGCCAAGACCGGCTATGCGATCGTTGACGCCGACGA